CGAAGAAGAATAATTTTATAAATATCTGTATAAAAAGAATTATAAGGTAATAGAACATGTCTCTATGGGGCGATAAAGATTTAGTAACAAGCACAGGAACTATTTCCATTGACTTTGCCAGCAAAACTGTTACTGGTTCCGGAACAACATTTACTGATCATGGTGTCACTCAAGGTGATGTTATCAATGTGGGTGCCGGTGCAACTTATGGTTTTGCCGTAGTTGATTCTGTAGCAAGTAATGGATCACTGGCAATCTATAGCACAGATTATTTCGTTGCTGGTGTTACGACAGTTCCTGCATCAACTGCATTTGAAATTTCACAGGAACCTCTATATGCAATGGCAGATACTGCATATGCCGCACCTGAAGTTCAGACTGGACTTTCGACCAATCCTGTAACTCGTGTAGTATATGGAATAGATGAAATTGAAGCAGGAATTGCTGCAACAACAGCATATGCTGTTACGCATTCTGGTTGGGTTGGAATTACAAGTTATATTGATATGCACGGAAACTTGAGAGTTAAGAATGAGGTTCTAGTTGCTGGTGGCATTCTAACCACATCTGATGCTGCTGACGATAGCGTTTTCCCGGATAGTTGATAATTTAGTATGAGATTTGATGAGTTGAATGAGAGTAATTATATACTCTTTGCTATAAAATTTTATAATAATCCTCAAGCAGTCACAAAAGATGACTTCGAAGATGACTTAAAGAGAATTAAGTACATCAAAAGATTATTGAAAAGATATAAGAATACTGGGGAACTCAAAACTCATCTAATATTAAATCATTTGACTGTATTGTTTAATGTCTTTAATGATGCAGCCGTTCCCTTACTATTCTATAATCTTGAAGATGATCTTTGGCCTTCTGTCAAGAGTTTCTTATTATTTTTAAATCGCATTTCAGAATATCCTAAAACTGCAATAAGTGAAATAGAAGAAGATGTGTATTGTCTCCAACAACTAAAAGAAATTTAACGTTATGGACGATAGAAGATTATCAAATATAATGAATATGGCCCGATCTATTAGAGAAGAAGCAATTGCTAATTCTGTAGGTGGTGGTGGTGTTGCCGGAATAACTGGAGAACCTCCTGTGAATTTGAAAAAGAAAAAGAGACCTACTATTTTAGCTAGGGGTAAAATGCCTGGGGCAAGAAAACGATGGGGTGGTGGAGAAATCTAATGCTTTCTAACAACTCAAAAGTTGCTGTATTAGAATCAAAACTTGATATGTATGAGGAACTCTCAAGAGAGATGTTGTCCAAATTAGAATCGGCAGTAGAAAAAATATCTGAAGGAAATAATCGTATTGCTCAAATTCTGACGAAGCATGATGAAAGAATTGAGCAAAGTATGAAGACTGATAGTCTGATTATTAAGATGATTGATGAATTAAAAGATACAGAAGAAAAGAATAGTAGAATTCTCCACGAAAGAATAGATAAAATACAGATAGAGATAAAAGCATTTTCAAAGTTTAGATGGCAGGTAGGAGGAGTTTTAGTGGTCTCCGCACTACTCATAGGTGCCGGTAGTCGAATTGTACCGTTCTTCTTGACTCAGACCCCACAGCAGGTTATAATAGACCCAGTAAGGTAGTGTCCATACATAATGGATTTAGTTGACTCCAAGTATATTGGGATGATATCTTCTCGTCTTCAAAAGTTTAAGAGAGTTAAGGATAATCTCTACAACTTTAGATGCCCTATTTGTGGTGACTCGCAGAAGAATAAGAATAAGACACGGGGATATATCTATCAGGTCAAAAATAATACTAACTTCAAGTGCCATAACTGTGGAGCAAGTATGTCCTTTAATAATTTGCTAAAAGAGATTGATGTAAGTCTTCATAAACAATATACTCTTGAGAAGTTTAAGGAAGGTCATACCGGTAAAAACTTTGTCGTCGAAGCACCAAAGTTTGAATTTACAAAACCAGTATTTAAGAAATCTATTGATCTTCCAAAGGCATCAACAAATTCTTTTGCCAATGAATATCTTGTAAATCGCAAGATTGATCCGGATAAGTTTTATTATGCTGACAAGTTCATGGAATGGACAAATACGCAGAAACAAACCTTTGACACTATCAAGAAGGATGAGAGTCGCATCGTGATACCAATGTATGATGAGAAAAAAAATCTCATTGGATTTCAGGGTAGAGCACTGGGAAAATCATTCACTAAATATATCACCGTGATGTTGGATGAGGAAGCACCGAAGGTTTATGGAATCGAAAAAATTGACAAAACAATTGCCGTTTATATTACAGAAGGTCCTTTTGACTCAACATTCATTTGCAACTCGATTGCTATGTGCGGAGCTGACGTTGATATTAGTAATTGGGGCATTATCAATCCTGTTTGGATCTATGATAACGAACCACGCAATCGAGAAATCGTCAATCGAATCAGTAGAACAATCGATAATGGCAACTCCATAGTGATTTGGCCGACGAATATAATAGAGAAAGATATCAATGATATGGTTCTTTCTGGGCATGATGTTATGTCTGTGGTAGAATTAAATACCTATTCAGGACTAGAAGCAAAAATTAAATTTAACAATTGGAAAAAGATATGACCAACGGAACAAAGGTAACTAAAAGAAATGGAAAAAATGAACCTCTTGATTTAAATAAACTGCATGTAATGGTGGAAGAGGCATGTAAAGATCTTGCCGGTGTATCTGCTAGTCAGGTTGAGATTCAATCTGGTATTCAGTTTTATGATGGTATTACGACAGATGAGATTCAGGAGATTTTAATTCGTTCCGCATCAGACTTGGTAAGTTTAGATAATCCCAACTATCAGTTTGTTGCCGCACGACTTCTTTTGTTTGCTGTTCGTAAGCAACTGTATGGTCGTATGCATGAAACTCCAACAGTAAAAGAGCAAGTTGAGCAATGTGTTGCTAAAGAAGTTTACGATGCAGAAATACTTGACCTGTATTCTGATGAAGAGTTTGATAAACTTCAGTCCTTTATTGATCATGATCGGGACTACTTGTTTACTTATGCAGGTTTGCGTCAAGTCTGTGATAAGTATCTTGTGCAGGACAGGAGTAATGGTAAGGTATATGAGACTCCACAGTTCATGTATCTTCTGATTGCCGCAACCATATTCTCTAAATATCCAAAGGAGACAAGATTAGAATACGTTAGAAAATATTACGATGCAATCTCAAGACACAAAATCAACATTCCCACACCTATCATGGCAGGGGTGCGAACTCCACTTCGACAATTTGCTAGCTGTGTTCTTGTTGATGTTGATGACACCCTCGATAGCATCTTTAGTTCTGATATGGCTATCGGCAAATATGTTGCACAAAGGGCGGGAATCGGTATCAACGCAGGTCGAATCCGTGGCATCAACAGTAAGATCAGAGGTGGTGAAGTACAACACACGGGTGTTGTCCCGTTCCTTAAAAAGTTTGAATCAACTGTACGATGTTGCACTCAAAATGGGATTCGTGGAGGTTCAGCCACAGTACACTTCCCAATCTGGCACATCGAAATCGAAGACATCCTAGTTCTTAAGAACAATAAGGGCACAGAAGACAACCGAGTGAGGAAACTTGACTACTCAATCCAAATTTCAAAACTTTTCTACGAACGTTTCATTAAGAATGAGCAAATTAGCCTCTTCTCACCGAATGACGTACCAGGTCTCTATGATGCTTTTGGTACTGATGACTTTGACACTCTATATCGGATGCATGAACTCAATGATGCTGTTCCAAGAAAGACTATCGGGGCACAAGAATTATTTTTCGACCTTCTAAAAGAACGTGCCGAAACTGGTAGAATATACATCATGAACATTGACCATTGTAATTCTCACTCATCCTTTATGGATAAGATTGAGATGAGCAATTTGTGTCAAGAAATTACTTTGCCCACCAAACCTTTACAACATATTGACGATGAAACTGGGGAAATTGCTCTGTGCATCCTTTCTGCTATTAATGTTGGTAAAATTAGGGATCTTGAAGATCTTGATGTTCTTTGTGATCTTGCTGTCAGGAGTCTTGATGAACTCATTGATTTTCAGGGATATCCCGTCAGAGCAGCAGAGATCGCAACAAGAGCACGTCGTTCGTTAGGTATTGGTTATATCGGACTCGCACATTACCTTGCCAAGAATGGGTATAGGTATGAAGATCCTGAGGCATGGAAGTCTGTCCATGATTTAACAGAGGCATTCCAATACTATCTCATTCAGGCAACTGTTAATCTTGCGAAGGAAAAAGGTGCATGTGAATACAGTAATCGCACTAAGTATGGTAATGGAATTCTTCCAATAGATACATATAAGAATGACGTGGATGAAATAGTTCCAAATGAGCTTCACTATGATTGGGAGAGTCTTAGAGTACAAGTTAATCAATACGGAGTTAGGAACTCAACATTGTCGGCACAGATGCCTTCAGAGAGCAGTTCCGTTGTGTCAAATGCAACAAATGGAATTGAACCACCTAGAGGATACTTGTCCATTAAGAAGTCCAAAAAAGGACCTCTTAAGCAGATTGTTCCACAATACGGAACTCTGAAAAACAATTATGATCTTCTTTGGGAAATGAGATCCAATAAAGGATATATTAATATTGTTGCCGTAATGCAAAAATTCTTTGACCAGGCAATTTCTGGTAACTGGAGTTACAATCCGGAACATTATCCCAATAATGAAATTCCAGTGTCTATCATGGCACAGGATCTATTAACTACATATAAGTACGGATGGAAGACATCCTACTATCAAAACACATATGACATCAAGACTGACGAAATGGATGATTCCAATGAGTCACTTGATAGTTTAATTTCTCAATTAGAAACCGTAGAGGAGGAAGACTGTGAGTCTTGTAAGATTTAAGACAAATAATGAGGAGAGACCAGTGGTCGATTCTATGACCGTGTTCAATGCAGAAGAGGTAGACACTAAAAAGCAACCAATGTTCTTTGGAAAACCATTAGGTATTCAGAGATACGATTCTTACAAGTATCCAATTTTTGATAAACTTACAACGCAACAACTGGGATATTTCTGGAGACCCGAAGAGGTATCCCTCCAGAAAGACCGTGCGGACTATCAGACACTACGCCCTGAGCAAAAGCACATTTTTACCAGCAATCTTAAGTACCAGATCATGCTGGATTCTGTACAAGGGCGTGGTCCTGGGATGGCTTTTATACCTTATTGCAGTCTACCCGAGTTAGAGGCATGTATGGAGGTCTGGGGGTTCATGGAGATGATCCACAGTCGTTCATATACTCATATTATTAAGAACGTTTATTCAGACCCCTCAGATGTGTTTGATCACATTCTGAATGATGAACGAATTGTTGAACGTGCGATGAGTGTGACCGAAGCATATAATGATTTTATTAATGCAGCACATCATTATGATAGTACTAGTGATTGGCAACACGCATTAGAAGGAGTTCCTTATGCACAAGTTTCAAGATATGAACTCAAACGCAAACTCTTCAAAGCAGTTGCGAATGTTAATATCCTTGAAGGTATCCGATTTTATGTATCATTTGCTTGCAGTTTTGCTTTTGGTGAACTCAAACTTATGGAAGGAAGTGCAAAGATCATCTCACTGATTGCCAGAGATGAGAATCAACATCTTGCCATTACTCAGAATATTCTGAAGAAGTGGAGAGAAGGTGATGATCCTGAGATGAAGAAAATCTTCCAAGAGGAAGAGCAATGGTTGATCAATACTTTTGAAAATTGTGTCAACCAAGAAAAACTTTGGGCAGAGTATCTGTTCAAGGATGGTTCGATGATTGGTCTCAATGATAAATTGCTTCAGCAATATGTGGAATGGATTGCCAATCGTAGAATGAAATCAATTGGACTGAAACCGATCTATGACATACCCGCAAAGAATAACCCACTCCCCTGGACGGAACATTGGATTTCGTCGAAGGGTCTCCAAGTTGCTCCTCAAGAAACAGAAGTTGAATCCTACATCGTCGGAGGAATCAAGCAAGATGTTACCGAAGATACGTTTGCAGGGTTCTCCTTGTAAAGGAAATTGTAAGTGCAACTGTGTAAAAACTGAAGATGCATTAGAGATGTATAGAGAAGCAGCAAAATCTGATGCTTTTCTATTTGGTGATTATGATGGGTATAAAGCATTTGAAAATTTAGATCAAGAGGACTCCTAAGGGAGTCCTTTTTTTTTATAAATATCCTTATAAAGGGTAATTTAGAATTAAAATGAAAGCTTTATCGCAGTCTGATTATGGACTAATTCGAAGTTTATATCAGGATGTTTATGCTCCTGATATTGCAGAAAGTATTTTAGATGAATTTACTGATGAAGATCTTGATGATCTTACGGATGAATATATTGAAGAGCAAGTAACAGAATTCTTTGAAGAGTGCTTGGAAGAAGGACTGGATATCGATATTGTAGAGCAAACGATTTGTGAGTCTGTTGATACTGAGTTAGAAGTTCTTACTGAGAAAGTTGATCCTAACGAAATACAACGTAGAAGAGATCAGTCAAAAGATAGACTTGCTACTGGAAAAGCAATGAAGTCTGCGGCATCTAAACCTAAAGAAAGTTCAGGTGGGGACAGAGATGCTGGTGCAATGGCCAGAGCAAAACTCAAAGTATCTAAGCAAAAAGTTGGAAGTGCTTCTCCCGAAAAGAAAGCATCGGCACTCTCAAGAATCAAAGGTGCAGTCAAGAAAGTAGGTAAGGCAGCACAAGGTGGTGTAGGACTTGCTGCAAGAGCAGTAGGAACCGCACAAAGAGCAGGTAGTGCAGTCAAGAGTGCTGCTAAGAGTGGGTATGAGAGAGGTAAACAAGGATCTGGTGGTGGATCTTCTTCTAGTTCTTCTAGCGATTCTGCACCTACATCATCTGCATCGGGACCATCTTCCAGTTCTTCTAGTGATGGTGGATCATCTTCCAGTTCTTCTAGTGGTGGTGGATCATCTTCTCCGGCACCTAGAAAGAGAAAAGATGGTCTTCTGAAGAGAGGACTTAAGAAGGTCGTCAGAGGCATTAGCAAGGGTGTTTCTGCTGCTGCTGGTGCAGTCAAGGCAGGTGCCGATTCTCTTACAGATAGAGCAAGGAAAGAAGACATGAATTACAACAAAGAGTTAGCAACAATCAAAGAACTTTATAGTCAAGTTTGTGATAATCAAAATGAAGAACTTGAGCAGATTGATGAAATGGGTAAGAGTGACGCTGGTGTCCGTAGTAGAATGAAAATTTCTGGATATGAGCCACCTACCAACTGGGATAAAGACGCAAACAGAGGTAAAGGTGCTACCGTAAGTCCTAAGCAAGCAGAGAAGCGTCGTCGTAAGTCGCTTCGTCAAGAAGAACTCGAAGCAACCGGTCTCTTTACTGTGAAAGAGATTGAAGCACTTGTAGAGTCAGAGAATGTTGATGAAGCAATGAGTTCTTATGATCGCAATCGTAAGAGAGCAGCACAAAGAGCAGCAGACAGAAATGCTGCGAGAGCTGCTGGTAAGACTGGTGTAGTTCCTGGTGTTGGTTATGTAACTCCTAATAAGGAGAGAGAAACTTATACTGACGAGAAAGGAACCGTCCGTCATAAGTCTGGTGCTAAAAACGAGTAAGTAATATAAAACTTACATAATACTTTAGAGAGGACTTGACAGGTCCTCTTTTTTTATGTAGACTAGGTTTGTCCCCGTTAAAGATAAATAATAGCTCACTGAATTCTATACAATGAGTTATGAGAATTCTTGGATATACAATAATGAACCTTTTGAGTCTGATGCTATTGGGAACTACTTTGGTTTTGTTTACTGTATTACCAATAAGACCACCGGTAGAAAATACCTTGGAAGGAAATACTTTTGGTCATTCAGAACCCCACCAGGAAAAAAGAGAAAAGTAAAACAAGAATCTGATTGGAAGAAGTATTATGGTTCTTGTCCTGAGTTGAAGGAAGATATAAAAAAGTATAACAAAGAGATCTTCAGTAGAGTAATACTAAGTCTCCATGAGAGGAAAGGAGATTGTAACTTTGAGGAGACGAAGCAGTTGTTACTAAATA